AAAGATATTAGTATGTCATTTCAGTCTAATCCACTGAATAATGACCTTATTGCGATCAAAAATGTTAATGCCATTACTCGTTCTATAAGAAATATAGTGTTAACTACTCCTGGAGAGAAATTTTTTGACCCTGATTTTGGATCTAATGTATCAAAATTGCTTTTTGAGAACGTAGATGATATAACAGCATCTCAAATTCAAGAAGAAATTGAATTTTCGATTAATAATTATGAACCAAGAGTAAAATTATTATCTGTAGAAGTAAATCCTGACTTTGATAATAATTTATTTGATACTATTATTACATATGAAGTTGTAGGAGCAGACGTTCCTCCACAAGCCTTGGAATTCGCCTTACAATCAACTCGATAAGATGCCGTTAGTAAATTTTTCCAACCTCGATTTTGATGAGGTCAAGATATCACTTAGGGATTATCTTAAGTCAAATTCCACTTTTACGGATTATGACTTTGAAGGATCCAATTTATCATCTATTTTAGACGTATTAGCATATAATACCTACATTACTTCATACAATGCCAACATGGTAACGAATGAAGTATTCATTGATAGTGCAACTTTAAGAGAAAATGTAGTTGCATTAGCACGAAATATTGGATATTTACCTAGATCAAGGACAGCATCAACAGCAACTATAAGTTTTTTCGTTACTTTAACTGGTATTACTCCTGCTCCTGCTACATTAACCCTGAATAAAGGTCCAGTAGCAGCAACTGCAGGTTCAGTGGGAACCAATTCTTACATATTTTCCATATTAGAAGACATTACAGTACCTGTTACTACTGATTCTTTAGGAAATGTAACAGCAAGATTCGATAATATTAAAATTCATGAAGGTACTTTAATAACAAATTCCTTTACCTTCTCATCAATTAATCAAAATCAAAAATTTATTCTTCAAAATACAGGAATTGACAGTTCTTTAATGACTGTAACGGTAAAACCCAACTCGTTTGCCACTACAGGTACAAAATATAGTGCTCAAGACAGTCTTTTTGATATTACATCTGATTCTAAAGTGTATTTTTTACAAGAAGTGGAGGATGAGAGATATGAACTCTTCTTTGGAGATGGTATTTTTGGTAAAAAGTTAGAAGAAGGTAATTTTATCACTGCAAATTATATAATTTCAAGTGGATCTGCTGCAAATGGCATTTCTAGATTCACTTTTGCTGGAAAATTAACATATATTAGAAATTCTCAATCATATTCCGTATCTACAGGTGTTTCTTTAATCAGTACTGACCTTCAATCATCTGGTGGAGAGGAAATTGAGTCAGTTGAGTCAGTTAAAAAGTTTGCTCCACGGATTTATGCTTCTCAAAATAGAGCAGTAAGTGCAAATGACTACGAAACTTTAATTCCAAATAAAATTTATCCAGAAACAGAGTCAATTTCGGTTTTTGGAGGCGAAGAAATGGTTCCTCCTCAATACGGAAAGGTTTTTATTACTATAAAACCACGAACAGGAGACTTTTTACCCAATTTAGTTAAAGAAAATATCAAAACTAAACTTAAAAAGTATGCAGTTGCAGGAATTGTACCAGAAATTCTTGATTTAAAATATCTTTACTTAGAAGTTGACTCCAAAATCTATTATAACACAAATTTAGCACCTTCTGGAGAATATGTTTCTACCTTAGTTCAACAAAATGCTGAAAGTTACGCAGAATCAACTGAATTAAATAGATATGGTGCTAGATTTAAGTACAGTAAGTTCTTAAAAGTAATTGATGAAAGTAATGCTTCTATTACATCAAATATTACCACTCTGCTAATGAGAAGGGATATGAGAGCAGCATTAAATAGTTTTGCAGAGTACCAAATCGGGTTTGGGAATGAATTTTATATTAAGAATATGGGTGGATATAATATCAAATCTACCGCCTTTCGTATAAGTGGAGTACCACAAGATCTTTACTTATCTGATATCCCAAATTCTAATAGAGAAACAGGATCACTTTTCTTCTTTACTGTTCCCTCAGTTAATTCTACTTCCCCAACTATTATTAGACGGAATGTAGGTACTATTAATTACAAGAGTGGTATTATTACATTAAATCCTGTTAATATCATTTCTGGTAAATTAAAAGATGGACAAACAATTGTAGAAATAGCTGCTTGCCCTAAATCCAATGATGTGGTTGGATTACAGGATCTTTATTTGCAACTAGATATTAGTAACAGTAACTTTGAAATGATTGTTGACAACATTGCTTCGGGATTAGATCCAGCAGCATCAAATTATACCGTAACATCGAGTTATCACAACGGGAACTTAGTAAGATCATAAAATGCCACAAAATAGAGTTAAGTTTAGCAACATTGTTCAAAATCAACTTCCTACTTATGTTGAGGAAGAGTTTCCATTAGTTGCGGATTTTTTAAAAACATATTACGAAGGTCAAGAGTATCAAAGTGGTCCTATTGACTTAATTGAAAATATTGATCAATATATTAAAATTAGTGAATTAACAAATCTTACAGATTCTGTAGTTTTAGGTACTGCATTAACTTATAATGCACGGGAAATTGCTGTTGATTTAGTAAAATCTCCTAACGGGACAAAAGGTTTCCCAGAAACATATGGATTGTTAAAAATTGATGATGAAATTATTACTTATACTGGAAAAACTAATTCAAAGTTTACGGGGTGTGTAAGAGGGTTCAGTGGTGTTACCTCATATGAAGCAAAGGGAACTACTGATCAATTAGTTTTTGAAACTACCAAGATTGATACTCATGAAAAAGGATCTACGATTACTAATTTAAGTAATTTGTTCCTAAAACAGTTTTTAATAAAGGCAAAAAGACAACTTACTCCTGGATTAGAAGATAGAGAACTTAGTAGTGATCTAGATCAGAATATTTTTATAAAACAAGCAAAGGATTTTTATTTAAGTAAGGGTAGTGATAAATCTTTTGAGATTTTATTTAAAGCATTATATAATGAAGATGTACGTATAGTTAGACCTAGAAACTTTCTTTTCACGCCCTCTAACGCCCACTGGAGGGTCACTAACGACCTTGTAGTAGAGGCTATTAGTGGAAATGTTAATGACCTTAAAGAATCTACTCTGTTCCAACAAAGTTATAGTGATAGTATTAATAAAGCATATGCACCTATAACATCTGTAGAACCAATTGATGTTGGATATGGTAAAACTTTTTATAAGCTTAGTATAGATTCAGGTTACAATAGAGATATTAGAGTAGATGGTGCAATTTATGGTAATTTTGAAGTACAACCATCAACTAAGGTAATTGGTGCAGTTTCAGCAGGAAGCACTGTTTTAAGTGTAGATTCTACTGTAGGATTTGCAGCAACAGGAGGAGATTTATATATTCCTTTTGCTGATGGAGAGGTAGGTGTTGTTTCTTATACTTCTAAATCACTGACACAGTTCTTTGGAGTGACGGGTGTAGCAAATACAGGGATAACTGCTGATATTGCGGATGCAACAACTATTGGGATTAATACTTTTGCTTATGGACAGTCAAGTGTTGATCCAGATAATAATATAAAGGTTAGAATTAATTCTGTTCTTAAGGATTTTGATTTTTCAGATAAAACCTACTATTATTCTGCAGGAGATGTTGTTAAATTAAAAACTTTAGGTATTTCCGATGCAACCTTTAAGGGAAAAAACTGGTTTTATAATATTTCTCCTACTTATAAGATTGAGAGTATTGAATTAGTCGATACATCAGATAAAACTTATATAATTACCTTATTTGTTGACCACTGTTTCAGATTTGGAGATTCTGCAACATTAATCTCTAGTAATGGCACTAAAAAAACAACAAATATCGTTAATATAGATTCTGCTAAACAAATAACCGTAAGAGGGCAGGGAAATATAGATCTTACTGATGAATATACCATTCAGCGTTTAGTATTATCTACAGAATCTAATAGTTTTCCCCAAACTCACATTTATGACACTAATGTACAGAATGTATATAAGAAAGATGATACTTTATTAGTTTCTTCATCTTCTCTTCCTACTTATAATTCTCAACCCATTAATGTTTTTGGTCAAACAATTAAATTTAGTGGTACATTCGTAGGATCGGAATTTAATATTAGACCAGTAGGAGATCATGGATTTTATACTGGTGATGCTGTTTATTACATACCACAAAAAGAAAAATATGAATATATTGATTCATTAGGAACAACGAAAATTGGTATAAAGGTTATTTCTTCCTTATTTGCTGGAGATGTTGATTATATTATTACAGGATTAAATGATGGTTCTGATGTTGAGGATAGAACCCCTCCAAATGAAGGATTATATTTTGTTCAAAGAATTGATGAGAATAAAGTAAAATTATCAAAAAGTAGAACTGAACTTTCTAATGGAACCTTTATTTCTTTAGATAATTCTATCAGTTTAGTTGATTGTGAGTTATTACCTTATGATTTTAGATTTAAAACTTTAGAATCACAACAATTATTAAGAGAAGTTGCTCTTCCTGAAGATGATGGTGAAGTAACCGTTACAGAACCAGGATTTACTGGAATTTTGATAAATGGAGTAGAAATTTGTAATTATAAGTCAAGAGATTTTGTTCGTTATGGAAAAATTGAAAAAATTGATGTAGATTCGGCTGGTTCTGATTATGATATAATAAATCCTCCTCTTTTGAATATTAGTGACACTGTTGGAACAGGTGCTACTGGATGTATAGCAGTTTCTGGTAATCTTAAAGAAATTAGACTCTTAGATTCTGGTTTTGATTATCAAGACACTCCAGTTATAACAATTGATGGTGGAAATGGAACAGGAGCAGTTGCTTCTGCAAATATGAAGGAAATAGTACATTCCGTTTCATTCAATTCTCAATCTGACATTGGTTTAGGGACTGATGCTTATAATTCTTATGAAATTGGATTTGGAACCTATCATAAATTTACAAATTTTGAAAAAGTCGTTTATAAGAATGAAGGACAAAAAAATGTAGGTGGATTAACCACAGATGCGGTATATTTTGTTTCTACTGTTGGATTAACAACTGCTAAGTTATTCCCAACTCAAACAGATGCTCTTTCGGGTATTAATACCGTTGAATTAACATCTTTTGGTATAGGAAAGCAATTCATTAGATCATTTAATAGAAAAAGGGTTGTTGATTCAATTACAGTTGTTTCTTCAGGATCAGGATATGAAAATAAGAAAAGAACTGCTATAAGTGCAGGAATAAGTAGTGCTTCTAATCAAATTACCATAACAGATCATGATTATAAGTCGGGAGAAGTAATTAACTACATAGAAACTTCAGATACTGTTATTGGTGGACTTTCTACTGATACTCAATATTATGTTACCTCAGTAGATGCAAATAATTTTAAATTATCGCAAGTTGGTGTTGGATCAACTTCCAAATCTTTCTACTATGATACTAAACAGTATATTGATTTTACTTCAGTAGGAGTAGGAACTCATACGTTTAACTATCCTTCTATTTCAGTAAAAGTAGTTGGAGAAGTGGGAATTGCATCTACAGGGACTGAAACTTTTGGATGTCAAGTACAACCCATCTTTAGAGGTGAAATAACTTCAGTACATCTTTCTAATCAGGGTGTAGGATATGGATCTTCTGAAATTATCAATTTTGTAAGAGATCCTCAAGTCACTTTAATATCTGGAACAGAAGCTCAATTAGAACCCGTTGTTGTTAATGGATCTATTACAGAAGTAGTAGTAATGAGTAAAGGACAGAAGTATAATTCAGCCCCCACCTTAACTATAAGTGGTGATGGTATTGGTGCTGTAATTACTCCTGTTTTTGAAAATAACGAAATTACTGATGTAAAAGTTATTCATGGAGGAAATGGTTATAATTCATCAAACACTTCTATTTCTATAGATTTTCCTGGATCTGGAGTTGTTATAAAACCCATTCTTCAAAATTGGAGAGTTAATTTATTTGAAAGAAATTATGATAACTTTACGGGAGATGATGGATATATTGCTCATGAATTTAATGCAGGATATGGTCTTCAGTATTCTCATTTATATGCACCTAGAGTTTTAAGAGAATCTGTTTTTGCAACTAATCAAGAAGGTCAATCTTTATATGGAGATAAAGATTTAAAGAGAGTTGATGGATTAGAAGTACCTTCCGATCAACATTCTCCTATTATTGGATGGGCATATGATGGTAATCCCATTTATGGTCCATATG